AAAACTGACCTTATTCGGGTCAGGTGCGGCTTTCATGTGGTCACCTTCTTCCGCAAGATAGGCAACGTAAGCACGCTCGGCGGATGCTCGTGAGGTGTACATACATTCTCCGTCTCCGATGCGATATGTTCCGTCTCCGCAGCTATATATTGGCATTATGGTAATATTTGCGCTTGATTTAATCGTGGTTTCATTCTTAATCTTCCATTGGCATCCCTGAGCGGAATAAACCCAACGGAACAACGGCAGTTGATCGTGAATCCGGCTGGAGCGGATAAATCACCGGGTTGCATAGCCACCACTGGCTCACCTTTCTTGCCTGTGGAGGTGAAAGGCTCATCATATGGCTTGACTTGGTTGTCCATCTCTACATGATCAAATTCATCAGCTGGAATCCTCCGAGTGCGTGAGTCCCTTGCCGAAATCCAAATCTTGTCCACATAAAAAGGATGAGCCGATGCACCTTGCATTGCCCCAAAATTGGAGGCACGGTTAACTTCTGTACGTACAATCCGTTTCGCCCTCATCATGGCATAACCTTGAATATCTTTTGTGGTCAAGAAGCCTTTCAAATCTTCATCTTGCAGAAACAGTCTGGCTATCTTATCCACGCCAAAACCTTGCTCAATCCCTTGCTGCACGATTGCCTCCATTTTTTTCTTGGTGGTATCGGTAATATCAGCCACCAAAACAAATCCCTTTGCCATCAGGAAGTCCAGCACCTGTTTTGTCCATTCCGCATTGAATCCAAAGGTCTCTCCCTTTTGGTTGGATTCAATCTTGAGCATCCGATATACCGCATTGCCAAATGTAACGGCAATGTCCTTGTACATCTTTTCAAAAGTAGCTATCAGTTCCCTTTCCCACAGGTCAAGTCCAAGCCTTGAAATGGCAGCATCTTTGCCCATCGTCTCCAAATCCCTGCCAAACCTTTTGAATTGCTTCAGAATGGATTGGTAAATGGCGTCCATGTACTTGGCATCAAATTGCTTTTTGAGCCGTTCCGTCTTCTGCCAGTATGTTTTCCTTTCGTTCTGATTCATTCATCAATCGTTCAAAATAAGCCTTTCTAACCGCATTCATCATATTCCGCTCAATCAAACACTTCCGCTCCGCCTCTGTCTTTGGGTACTTACTGTACACCATTTGCCATGCTTCCTGATTGGTCATTGGTTGGCGTTAAATCCATCATGACTTGCTCCAAAGGTATCAACCCCTGGTTTACATAGCTGTAATCGTATGCACCCATCTTGGCATCATACCCCATTGCCGTGCGCTTCTCATCAAATGTCAGCCAATCGGCTACCTTCAGTTGTTGCACCAGCTTTTCCATGTCAGATTGCAATTCAGGAAGTGCTGAAATGTCAAAGTCAATGTATACATTCTCACCAAAGCGAGGTACCAGCCATGAGTTAAGTTCATCCCTTAATTCGCAGCATAGTGGCACAATGGTATTGGTGATGAGATCACGCATCGCATTGGCATAGTTGTTATAGCTTGAAGATTCGGTGTCAAACAACACAATCGGCAAACCGAACACCCGACACCATTGATGCAGGGAAAGCTGCATGGTCTTTACCAGTTCCATGTCAACCGAAGAAAGCCCAAAGTTGAGGTAGTTATACGGATATTGCAATATCCCTACTGCGCCCTTGTTATCCGTGCCATTCAGTCTTTCATTGATGGCTCGTTGAATCATGGAAGCCTGCTCCGGTGTCATCTGTGGTACGTTGTTGTTTACCACCTCAGGCACCAGCGCACCCTTTGCTCCTCCGTTATAGGTCATCTTTGCCGAAGCATCCGCAGCATTGTTGGACATCCTCAAGAGTTTCCATGCAGACCGCAATGGCGAAACGCCACGAAGATGCGACCTGGTCACATCGTTAAAGTCAGGATTCCATGACTTCCAATGGCAAACCTGATCCTTTGGCAAGTTGATGCCACCAGATACCATCAGTTTATATCCTAACAAACCGTAAAGGTCGTTCGGATCAGGGTAGATATCAAGGTACTGCGTTGGCAATACGTTCAACTCCACAAACTTGCCACCTTTGACCGTTCCATCATTTCCGTAGATGTTTCCCTCACCGGATAGGATGCGATAACCGAACAAGTTTTGAAAGAATTGATCCTGTGCTTGCTGAGGATTGGGCTTCTCTAACAACTTCGCCAAAGGTGAACCCATGACCATATTCTCGTCATAAGCACTTTTGCGCTCCATCATGGCACGCTCATACGCCCCTTTGTTGTGGATGCCCTTGCTCAGTTGTTTGTATCTTTCAAGTGATGTCCTTGCTTTGGCAGTATTGTTCATCTTGTACACATACCACGGAATAGAACCTGCTTTTCGTGCCAAAAACGTGACAATTGCATAGACATCGGAATTCCCAAGATACCCATCATCCACATAGGCACGGTTGTCATACTGCTGTAAAACAGCAGAATTGATGCCTTGAATGTCTCTGGTGTACGATATATTTGGATTGAGTCCTTTCTTTTTGAATATGTCTAAAATTCCCATATTGCTATATTATGCCCCAAGTCAATTGAGGCGTGTTTAATTTCGTGTAAATGCCATATCTGAGGCTATCAGCGCAGTGATCCATAAACTTAACAGGTTCATCTAATTTCTTGCCGTTCTTGTCCGTCTTCCACTTATAGTTTTTCAGTTCCTTAATCATGTTCACCGAATCATCTGTGATAAACAACGGAAGCGATTTAACCTTGCGAATGCCTTCCGTCACATCCTTGTTTGCTGGTTTGGCGTTCAATCCACATCTGACCAGTTCCTCAATCGTTTTCGGTTCGGCAGCATCGCAGAATATTTCATCATACTGCGAAATATTCAAGGCTTTGATTTTCTCAACCAAGTCATTTGTGGTAAGCTTCGTTTCGTACAACATTTCCTTTGCATACACATTGCCATCGTTAAAAACAATTTTAACCATCGCTGAAGGGTTATTGTACCCGAAATCAAGTCCATATATCGTTTCACCTTCTGGAAGCTCTCTGCATGTCCGCCAATGCGTATAAACAGCATCATTGATGTTACCCTTCTGCCCAAGTCCGTAAATCAGCCAGTAGTTTTCATCCGCATCCTTCAGCCGTTCAATCTCTGCGATAAGTTCGGGTGCCAGGAATGGATTGTCTTTGTAAGTGGTTATGTAAAAATCCGCATCTTCACGATTGATGACCTTGTCAAATACCCAATGATATTCATCTGAAGGGTTGTAATCCACCACAATCTTACCCTCCGTCCGCATCGTCAACTGTACCCATGCCTCGTAAGACATCTCCGTACATTCGTTCATAAACAGATAGGATCGTTTTCTACCCCTGATTTTATGCGGCTGGTCAACGCTGACGAATTCAACAAGATTGCCGTTTAAATTGTATGTCTGTTCCGTTTTGTTGTGATTGTATTCCGAATACAATCCCATTTTTAGCAGAATCTCAATGAAATCACGCAGTACCGACCCCTTAATGGATGGTAGTGACTGCCTGACAATGGAAAGGGTTTTGCCATGCTCTTGCAGTAGCTTGACCACAAACCAAAGAATGATGTTATATGTCTTACCGCTCCGACTACCGCCTTGCATGACGGTAATCCGCTTATCTGATTGCCTCAATATGTCAAAGACCTTATTTGTCTGTATCTTAGTTCGCTCCATTGACAATCTCCACAGTAAAAGCGTTCAGTTTGTCACCATCGGCTCCGGTGATCTCTTGGCGTTCTATATAACCACGTTTTTTGCCTTTTGTCTTAAGAAAGAAGATGATTGCAGTGGTATCACCGCCATCTATCAAGCTATCCAGTTTACGCTCTGCCTTGTCTATTCTTGTCTCCTCCTCTTGCTTTAGGTACTCAACCAAATCCATCTTGGTGATGTAATCCTTTGCCGTATGCCAGTCACATTTAAGCCTCGCAGCAATCTCAGTGATGTATCCGCCACTTCCATCAATAGCCTTTTTTAGTTCGGATATCTGATAATTCTTAGCCATTATCTTTATTGTTTTTTAGCAGTTCCATGTTATGCGTATAACCTCTCGGATCAACTTCATTCCTTTCGTATATCCTGAATCGCAACCAGCCATCACTATCCTCCGTTGATTCCAAGTATTTGATAAAATCTTCTTTGCTGATAAACAAGCAAAGTGATTTATCCTTATTTGACCTGATGTAATAACCCTTTTTCATTTAGACAAAATTAGAGATATTTCAAACGATTGGAG